CAAAAATAAATTGTGGGAGATATGCGACAAAGGAATTAACGATGCAGCCATATTAGCTCTTACGAAAAGAATTAACGGTGGTACTCACGGATTAGCAGATCGTTCAGAAAAAACTAAAAAGTACTACGAATACGTTAAATAGGTAAATATAATATGAAAACTTCACTTTTAATTACATTATCATTGACAACAGCTTGCGCATTTATCGGTTCATACTTTATGAATCTAACAGCAGATAACATCGAACAATACCTTTCAGTAGCATTTGTAATATTTGCTGATGGGTTCTTCGGAGTATGGGCTGGAGTTAAGAGAGAAGGATTTCAGACTTTTAAAGCATTAAGTGTACTAAAAACTTTTATATTTTGGACAGTAATGCTTTCAGCCATATTGACAATAGAAAAAGGATTTACTGGAACAGGCTGGTTAAGTGAGACTATCATGGCTCCCTTCCTAGTGTTCCAGTTAATTTCTATTTTAAAAAATGCCTCAATGGTAGGTGTTGTAAAAAACGAATTACTTACTCAAATATTGGATAAGTTAGATAAACATAAAGGAGATAGAGATGTTACAGAATAAACAAAACATTTTATTGGTTTTAGTAATTGTATTAATAGGTTATAATATATTCACTACAAACAGTATTAGAACAGACGTTAAAGGATACGAAGCTAGAATAGAATCAGTTCAAACTAAAATTGATTCAGCACAAGTAGTCAATAAACAAATCGATGTTAAGATCGATTCAGTAAAAGAGAATGTAGTTTCTATTACAAAAGAAATACACCACATAGATAATACCATAACAATTGTAAAAAAACAAACAGATGAAAAAATTAATACTGTTGATAAGTTTTCTAACGCTGAGCTTGAATTCTTTTTCACAAACAGATACAACCAAGGTAACACTACCAACTAAAGTAGTAAGACTAGCAGCAAAAGACTTAGTTCGCTATGATGGATGTAAGGTAGAATTAAAACTTACTCAAGATAAAGTAATTAAATTACAGGAAAGAGAAGTACAGAAAGATACTATTATCAACTTCTTAACTGTTAAAGATAAGAACAATCAGTTCATCATTGGACAGAAAGATGTTCAAATTGGAGAGTACAAAGGAATGACTGATGACTTGAAGAAAGAACTAAGAGGACAGAGGAATAAAACATTTTGGTATAAGGTACTCTCTTTTGTGAGTCTATCAACAGCATTATACTTTGCAAAATAATTAAACCAAGGCTTGTTTTTACAGGCCTTTTTAATCACAAACAGTTATACATATGCAAGAAATTAAGAAAAGAATATTCCCATTCATTATAGCACTATCAGCACTATCAGTAAGTGCTTCAGCAGCTTACTATTCCGTTACAGGACTTAGTAAATTATTTGCAGGAGCCTCTACTCAAGTAATGGTAATGGCAGGAAGCCTAGAGGTAGCTAAACTTGTTATAGCGTCTCTACTGTACCAGTATTGGAATGAGTTAAACAAAGTACTACGAACGTATTTAGTAGTAGCAGCAACAGTATTAATACTTATTACATCTATAGGGATTTACGGATACCTATCTGCTGCATACCAAACAACAGCCTCTCAAGCTGGAAATGCAGAAGCACAAGTTGTATTATTAGAAACAAAAAAGCAGAACTTTGTACAGCAGAGGGATTTATATGCTAGAGAAAAAGATAATCTAGTAAAAGGAATTGAGCAACTACAGACAGGATTATCGAATAGTAGAAATAGCCGTGTAGATAAAAGAGGTAACTTGATACAATCCTCTGATGCAGCAAGCAGGAAATCTTTTGAAAGACAATTAGATAACTCTACAACAAGGCAGAGTGAAGTTAGTACTAAACTGGACGAACTAAACAATAAAATATTTGAACTAGACTCTCAGATTGTAGAAACGAGGACAGGAAATGATAAAGCAGGAGAATTAGGTCCATTAAAATATATAAGTACATTGACAGGTACTTCTATGGATAGAATTATAAACTGGTTACTTCTTATTATTGTATTTGTATTTGATCCTCTAGCTATTGCACTTGTTATAGCTGCCAATTTTGCCTTTAGTAGAATAACTGCTGTAGAGAAGAAACAGGAAGAACATTTTATTGAAGAAATTCCAGAAGAGGAAATAAAGGTGGTATTAGAAAAAATAAAAGAAGAACCACAAGATAAAGAAGAGGAGAGGGTTGAAGAAGAAATACCGCAGGAAGGTAAAAAATACTCCCCAGGAAGGATACTACGTAAACAGCCAAATAAGTACTTAGTTGATTTAGGTAACGGAGTACAAGAGTGGATGAGGAAGAGAGATTACTTCAAAAGAAAATAGAGAAAGGCTTGCTTATGCAGGCCTTTTTTCTTATATTATAGTTATATAAAAATGTTATTATGAATGATAGAGAAGCCATCTTTACTATTGACGAACCAAGTCAAAAGAAAGAATTAGTAAACCACCCAAACCATTACGGAGGAAAAGATAATCCCTACGAAGCCATAAAAGTTATTGAAGCCTGGAAGTTAGGTTTCTGTTTAGGAAATACTATTAAGTATATTTCAAGAGCTGGAAAAAAAGATGATACAGTCCAGGAGCTTGAAAAAGCTTTATGGTATTTAAAAAGAGAAATCAAAAACTTAAAAGATGGCAAAGAAAACTCTTAAGCAGGTAAGCCTGATAAGAGACTTCTGTAATCCAGTTATAGATTACAATATCAGCAAATCCATATCGTATAGTCAAACCCTGGCATATAATACTTGTCCACATCAATGGGCATTAAAATATGTTAAAGGATTACAGGAGTACAAGCCTTCCATTCATACAGTCTTTGGTACAGCAGTACACGAAGTGATGCAGGAATGGTTAACAGAACTCTATGAAGGAACAGTAAAGAAGTCAAATGAAATGGATTTGAATACTCTCTTACTGGAGAAGATGCAAACAATTTATGCTCAAGAGAAAGAAAAGTATGGGAAACATTTCTCTACCTCTCAAGAGTTATCTGAGTTTCATAATGATGGTATTGAAATTCTAGAGTACGTTCGTAAGAAACGCTCTGTTTACTTCGGTACCAAGTACTACAAGCTTGTTGGAGTAGAAATTCCTCTTATACATAAAATAGCCGAGAATGTATTCTTTAAAGGATATATCGATATTGTTCTATATGACGACCAAGATGACAAATATATTATTCTAGATATCAAAACATCAACCTCAGGATGGAATGATTGGGCAAAGAAAGACGATAAAAAGCTAGCACAGTTACTTCTTTATAAAGAATTCCTGGCAAGACAATTTGACATAGATGTCGATAAGGTAGATGTAAAATACTTTATTGTAAAGAGAAAAGTTCCTAAAGATCCAGAATTTGCCGCAATGGGAAGAAGAGTTCAAGAGTTTGTACCTCCTTCAGGAAAGATCAAAAGAGGTCAAGCAACAACTGCTCTTACAAAATTTATTAACGATGCCTTTGATAGTCATGGTCAGTATATTGATAAAGAGTATGATAAGACTCCTTCAAGATCAAACTGTATGTTTTGCGAGTTTAAAGGAACAGAGCACTGTCATGCAGGTGTTTTAGGATAAGGGTATATTTATATATGTATATAAATTATAAACTATAGAAATGATTAACACTAGCAAAAAATTAACATCAGTTAAAGTAGAAGAGGATCTTCTACAGGAATTCAAAGAACAATGCGTAAGGCATAAATTTTCTCTACAAAAGCTTGTAGACAGAGCAATTTTTTTATATCTTACAGAAGATAGCTTTAAACAAAAGCTTCACACACAAACAAATATTAAATTAAAATAGTTACATGAAAGAAAAATTTCGTTATGTTAAGAAAGAGGATCGTAAAAAGATTCTTCTGTTATGCGATGATATTAGGATGCATTCCGGTATCGCAACTATGGCCAGAGAGATTGTTATTGGAACATCTCAACACTTTAATTGGATTAATCTAGGAGCGGCTCTTAATCATCCTGAAGCAGGAAAAGGTTTTGATATCTCAGCAGAGGTAAATAAAATAGCAGGGTTAGAAGATTCGGATGTAAAAGTACTTCCTAATAACGGTTACGGAGATGCAATGCAGATTAGAGGACTAATTAACCAGGAACAGCCAGATGCAATTTTCATTTTTACAGATCCAAGATACTGGACTTGGTTATTTGAAATCGAAAGAGAGATTAGAAATTCAATTCCAATCTACTACCTAAACATTTGGGATGATTATCCAGCACCGCTTTACAACAAACCGTACTACGAGTCATGTGATTTACTAATGGCAATCTCAAAACAAACTAAAAATATTAATTAAATAGTTTTAGGAGAAAAAGCTAAAGATAAAATTATTAAATACATTCCTCATGGAATAAATGAAAAGTATTTCTTTCCTATGACCTCAGTAGAACAATTAGAAGTGTTAGGTGAATTTAAGAAAGACTTATTTCAAGGAAAAGACATTGAATTCGTAGCATTCTTCAACTCTAGAAACATTAGAAGAAAATCTCCAGGAGACGTAATTCTATCTTATAGAATGTTCTGTGATTTAATTGGAGAGGAGAAAGCTAAGAAATGTGCCTTAGTAATGCACACACAAGCTGTAGATGAAAATGGTACAGACCTTAATGCAGTAAGAGAAGCAATTTGTGATGACAGTTATGTAAATGTATTCTTCTCACAAGAGAGATTAGATACTGCACAAATGAACTTACTTTATAATATAGCAGACGTAGGAATGCTTATCACTTCAAATGAAGGATGGGGATTATCTCTAACTGAAACTATGATGGCAGGTAAAATGATTATTGCCAACGTAACAGGAGGTATGCAAGATCAAATGAGATTTACAGATGAAAATGGTAAGTGGATTGACCTCACCCCAGACTTCCCTTCAAATCATAGAGGAACATATAAGGAGTGTGGAGAGTGGGCAATCCCTGTATTTCCTTCAAACATTTCAATGGTTGGCTCAGTTCCAACTCCTTATATCTTTGATGATAGATGTAAACCAGAAGACGTAGCTAATGCTTTATTAGAAGTCTATAACATGGGTAAAGAAGAAAGAACAAGAAGAGGTTTATTAGCTAGGGAATGGGTAACATCAGACGAATCAGGAATGTCAGCAAGACAGATGTGTGAAAACATTATTGAAGCAATGGATGAAACATTTGAAAAGTTTGTACCAAGATCAAGATACGACCTATATAAAGTAGCTGACAGACCAAAAAAATATATCACACATAAATTAATATACTAGTTATGAGCAAACCCACATTAGTAGTAAGTTGCCCAATTGACACCTACTCAGGATACGGAGCAAGAGCAAGAGATTTCGTACAATCAATTATTGACCTAGATAAATACGAAGTAAGAATAATGTCTCAGAGATGGGGCAATACAAGATTTGGATATTTAAAAGATCATCAAAACGAATCTCTAGCATCTAGAATAGTTACAGGATTGAACCAACAGCCAGATGTCTGGATTCAAATTACTGTACCGAATGAATTCCAAAAGGTTGGTAAATATAACATTGGAGTAACAGCAGGAATTGAAACCACCATTTGCGATGCTTCATGGATTAAGGATGTAATAATATGGACTTAGTAATAGTATCTTCTGAGCACGCTAAGAAAGTGTTTCAAGAAAGTAAATTTACTAAACAAGATAGTAATAAACAAGTAATAGGGGAGATAAGCTTAAAGAGTAGAGTAGAGGTTTTATTTGAAGGAGCTGATATAAGAAAATATACACCCTTAGCTCTTCCAGTTAAATTAGATCTAGATGAGATTGATGAACAATTCTGTTTCCTAACAGTAGGACATTGGTTACCGGGAGCAGTAGGAGAGGATAGAAAGAATATTGGATATACAATTAAGTCTTTCTTAGAAACGTTTAAGAATAAGCCTAAAGTAAAAAGACCAGCCTTAGTATTAAAAGTACAAGCAGGTTCAGGGACATCTATTATGGATAGAGAAGCTGTACTGGATAAGATTGATATAATAAGAAAAACAGTAAAAGGAGATTTACCAAACATATATGTACTTCATGGAGAGATGACAGATGCTGAGGTAAACGAATTATACAATCACGGTAAAATAAAAGCAATGGTTTCCCTTACCAAAGGGGAAGGATTTGGAAGACCGTTATTAGAATTTAGTTTAGTAAATAAGCCAATTATAACATCAGCCTGGTCAGGACACATTGACTTCTTAGATAGAGAATTTGTTAAGTACATAGGAGGAAATCTAACACAAGTACATCCTTCAGCATCAGTTGATAAAATGATCTTGAGAGAGAGTTCATGGTTTAGTGTTGATCCAATTGAAGTAGGAAGAGCCTATAAAGATGTTTATGATAATTACGAAAAGTGGAAAACTTTAGCTAAGAGACAGGGCCATAAGAGTAGAACACAGTTTTCATATGAAAGTATGAGAGATACGTTAAATACCATTCTTACACAGTCTATTCCTGAGTTCCCTAAACAGATGCAGTTAAAACTACCGCAACTTAAGAAGGTAGGAGCACCCCAAGCTAGGCAGATAGAGTTACCACAACTTAAAAAAGTAGAACTACCAAAATTACAAAAACTATAGTAATGGAAAAGATGATAGATTGTCCACGTTGTGGAGGAAATGCTTGCTATGAACAGCAGGTTAGTGAAGAAGTAACAACAAGCTTCTGCTTTGGTTGCGGATTTACCACTAGTACTCTAATGGAAGTAAACAGTAAACTATTAACTGAAACATTAGAAACATCTCCGGAACTCTTTAAAGATCTTATGTTCACAGGAGCAGACAATAAAGTATGGTTTCCAGCAACAGTTACTCTTCCAAATAAAGGAATGGTATTCTTAGATGGAACATCCAAAGAAAATTGGAGATGGGCTGCAGTACAGTCTGTAGAAATCCTAGCAGAAGAGAAAGACAAATTCCCAGAAGAACAAACCCATAAGATGGATATGAAAAACATCCAGTACTTTAATCAAAAAGATTTTATGGAAGCATTAGACCGTATTGACTTTTTTGATATAGAAGTTGCTTCTGCAGAATAAATTTCATATCTTAATAAGATGAAAATAAGTTATGCAATAACAGTTTGTAATGAATTGGAGGAAGTGAAAAGACTAGTCAACTTCCTCCTTTCCAACAAACGAAGAGAAGACGAGATAGTAATACTATACGACCAAAGTGGAGGCACTCAAGAAGTACTCAACTACCTAGATACAATTAAAACACAAGTACAATTAAGAAGTGATTTTTTTAAAGGACACTTTGCCGATTGGAAAAATTTACTGACATCACACTGTACAGGAGATTATATCTTTCAGATAGATGCTGATGAGATTCCACATATCAATTTAATTGAAAACCTACCTGAAATGCTGAAGACTAACGATGTTGATATGGTTAGAGTTCCTAGAGTAAATACTGTAGAGGGTTTAACTCAAGAGCATATACAGAAGTGGGGATGGAATGTAAATGAAAAAGGATGGGTGAATTGGGCCGATTGGCAAATGAGAATCTATAAGAATGCCCCTCACATTAAATGGGTTAATAAAGTACATGAGGTATTAGAAGGATTTAAGATCCATGGAATGCTTCCACCAGAAGAGGAATGGGCTTTATACCATCCAAAGACAATTCAACGACAAGAAAAACAAAATAATTATTATGACACATTATAAAGTAGGTATCATAGGAAATGGCTTTGTTGGAGAGAGTCAAGCGTTTGCTTTTTCACCAACAGCTGAAATAAGAATTTACGATATCGATCCAATGAAAGCCACTCATACATTGGAGGAAACATTAGATACAGATTTCGTATTTGTTTGTGTACCAACCCCAATGAGAAAAGATGGATCACAAGACATCACCTACATAGAAAAAGTATTCACCTCAGTTAAACCAGGTCCAGTTTATATTATTAAATCAACAATACTTCCTGGAACAACCTCTAAACTAATAGAGAAATATTCTAACTTAGATATTATATTTAGTCCTGAGTTCTTAACAGAAAGAACAGCTAAACTAGATATGATGACTCAGGCAAGAATTATCTTTGGAGGAGATAAAAAGCTAACAGACAGAGTACAGGATTTATTTGAACAGAGATTTATGAATAAACATTTTATACATACAGACTCTACAACAGCAGAACTTATTAAGTATATGAATAATACTTTCTTTGCTACAAAAGTATCTATCATGAATGAGTTTAAAAGACTCTCAGATGTATTAGGAGCTAAATGGGAAGATGCTTTATATGGATTTGCAGCAGATGGACGAATAGGAGACAGCCATCTTCATGTACCAGGTCCAGACGGTAAATTAGGGTACGGCGGTACTTGCTTTCCTAAAGATGTAAATGCTTTAATTACTCTAGGAAGAGAGTATGGAATACCGATGAATACATTAGAGGCAGGTTGGAAGACTAACTTAGAAGTAAGGCCGGAAGCAGACTGGAAGGATATGGTAGGTAGAGCTGTTAGTGAAAATTAAAAATAAATAATAATACGATAGCTTATGAAAAATGTGATGATATACAATATTGTAGACAGTAAACGGCGCCATGCTGATGAAGAGCTATCTAAACTATTTCAAGCACAAATTGACAACTCATTACATTACGGATGGCATCCAGATGATATTATATTAGGTACAAATTTTGATTTTGAATATAAAGGTGTAAAGTCACATCATTTATCAGATATTTGTGAATTTAATATCTTCAATAATAAATGGTACGGTATGTTAGAGTTAATGAAACTAGGCATACTAAATGATGATTTTTGGTTTCATGATCAAGATAATTGGCAAGTAAATCATTTTGACTTTCCAACATTCCCAGGAGAGGTCGCAGCCTGTATATACGTTAATACACCTGAATGGAATACTGGATCAGTCTTTGTAAAACATTCAGCTCTTGAAATACTTGAATACATAGTTGAATCAATGAAGCTTAATCCAATTGAATATCAAAGTGACGAAAATTGGATATCATTTCTACGTAATCAATCTGAAGTTTCTAACTTTTTATCAAGTGTAAATACTGAATACTGTGTAGGGTATACATTCTTTAATGAGAGGTTTAATGTAGCAAATAAGCCTGTTAAGGTTTTAGGTTATATGCCAAATACTAAGTCATATGAATTATTTGATAGTAAAGAACTTATACCTGCACATTTAAAAAAGATACATTATCCTACCTTGTAATGATATTTAAAAAACTAGATAATATAATAATCAGACCAATGGTACTAAGTGACCTTAGCGATGTTAAGGTAGTTAGAGACCAGTGTTTGGATTTTATACATGATAGTAAAAGTTATAGTTTAGATGAAACTGTAAGGTGGTATTTGAATACACTACCTCACTACTTAAGTGTTCTTTGTGATACTGAACTCATAGGTTATTTTAGATTAACTAACATAACTTCAAATTCATGTTACGTAGGAATGGACTTACATCAAGACCATAGAGGTAAAGGGATAGCCTTAAAGACATATAATACTGTAATCGAAGAACTGACTAAGTATGGAATTGATACTTTTCACTTAAACGTACTAAGCAGTAACACCCATGCCATTCTATTATACGAGTACATTGGATTTAATATTATATCAGAAGAAGGTACTATTAAAAGACATAACAATGATACTGTAATAAATTTACTAATGACTAAAACAATACAAAGATGAATCTAGCCTTAGTTGTAGATAATACACGAACAGAATCTTTTAAGATAGTTGACAGTAAGAGTTACCAACTAACCTCTGACGAAATATACAGATTTCCACATTCTATATACAATGAATGTAATATTGGATTCTGGGCATATCCTAAGTTACTAGGAGATGGATACTTTATAAGGATAGACGAGTCTCCACTCCCTGACTTGAATCTAGATATTATTATAGCTGCTTTGCAATTAGATAACTGGGCAGATAGTTTACGTAGATTAAGAAGTAAGTATAAGAATGCCATAGTTATAGGCACTATCAAAGAACTGGGAGAGACGAGGATAGAATTTTTAAATAGCTGTGATAAGATAGCACTACCATTCTTAACTCAAGACCCTAGCGCACTATTCAAAGCAATAGGTAATCCTACAAAAGAATTCTTCTACCTACCTCAACCAGTTGATGTTAATTATTTATATGATAACTTTTTCTGTCAAAGTAAAAAGATACAATTATTTGAATACACTCACCATGTACATCATAGAAGAGGTCAAACAGCAGAGTTTACAAAATATATCAGCAATAAATATAACATACCAATAGTGTCAGCAGTTACTACAAATGATAATATTAATCAATGGAGAGATTTTATATTAGCTTGGAGAGAAAGTCTATTCCATATTAATTTAGATCCATATATTTTTAGTGTACAGCAAACCTGTCAATGTGCAACATTAGGCGTAGTTAATGTTGGAGGAAATACTGATCCGTATTATAGCTTATTCCCATCTACAGCAACCAATGATTTTTCAGTATTAGAACAGCAAATAAGTAAATGCCTAGATGATCGTAGTTACTTAACTTCATTGATTGAATCAGCATGGGTTAGAGTAAATGAGCTATACTCTATGGAATCTGTTAAGAACGTACTACTGAGTAATGTAAAGTAAATACCGGTAATGAAAATAGCATATACAATTAACGGATTAATAGGAGGACTATCAGGTAAGAATTTTCAACTACGTGACCAAGAAGTAGCACCGTTGATTGTTAACTATACTAGTAATACTGTTAACAGTTTTATTAAGCAGAATAATGATGTAGATTTTTTTATATACAGCTGGCAGCCAGAACTAGAAGAGGCTTTTAACAGTGCTTATTCTCCTAAAGCTTCTTGTTACACAGAGCAGAAAAACTTTAGAATACCTTCTTGCATACCAGACGATATACGATCACAGGCTCATTACTCTAGATGGTATGGAGTAAAGAGTTTAAGTGAAATGATACAGAAAACTGGAGTACAGTATGACTTGGTTGTTAATTGTAGAATGGATACATGTTGGAATAGGGAAATTGACTTCACTAAATTTAATACAGAGAAAATACACGTAGCATATCATCCAACACATACAGAGTACTTACCATTTAATAAAGAAGGAAACGATATGTGTGACCATGTATTTGTATCTAATCCAGAAAACTTTTATAAAATTGCATCCTTGTTCGATAATCTAGATGATTATGTTCAACCGACTAAACATAAATGCCACTACTCACATATTTCTAATCATTTATTAATTCCTCAACATTTAAGAGCAATTAACATAGTCGATAAGCTTGAAGCATCTATCCTTAATGACTTAGATGTAGGAAAAGGTACAGGAGATTACGACATATTCAGATATAAAAATATAACAAAAAAACAACTAACACAGCAGTATGAATTATAAAGAACAACGCCCATGGGGTCAATTTGAAAATTTACTAGATAGTGAACTATGCAAAGTAAAGCAGATTACAATTAAACCAGGACAAGCACCAAGTTATCAATACCACTTTAAAAGAGAAGAAGTTTGGGTTGTTGTAAAAGGTACAGGACATTTAAAACTAAACGATAGTATCTTCCCTGCCCGACCTGGAATCATCTTCCACATACCTGTAACAGCTAAACATCAAATTAAGAACACAGGAGAAGAAGATCTAATCTTTATTGAAGTTCAATTAGGAAGTTATTTCGGAGAAGATGATATTGTAAGATTAGAAGACAACTATGGCAGAGTATAAGGTATTAATAACAACAAGCGGATTAGGGAGCAGGTTAGGTGAGTTAACTGACTATACAAACAAGTCGTTAGTTAGAGTTGCTGATAAGCCAGCAATATCTTATATTGTAGAATCATATCCTGAAGATACTGAGTTTGTAATTACGTTAGGACATTTTGGCGATCATGTAAAACAGTTCCTTCAATTAGCTTATCCAACTTATAATTTTACATTTGTCGAAGTGAATAACTATAAAGGCCCTGGCTCAAGTCTAGGCTATTCAATATTACAATGTAAGCATGAAATAAACTGCCCTTTTATATTTCATGCATCGGATACTGTTATTACGAACTTTTCAATTCCTAATACAGATACCAACTGGGTGGCAGGTTCTCATAAAGAAGAATCCTCTCAATACAGAACACTAAACCTCAATAGTAATAAACTAGTAAAGGTTAATGAAAAAGGAGAGTTAGGTTACGATTTTTCCTATGTAGGGTTAGCTGGAATTAAAGACTATGAATTATTCTTTTATAATTTAGAGAAACTAATCTACAAAGGTCATGAAGATACTTCAGATATTCATGTGATTAATAATATGGTTAGCGAAGTAGAGTTCCTGTACAAAGATATTCCGTATGGGAATTGGTTCGATATAGGAAATACCTCAGAGTTAATTAAAACAAGAAAGCAATTTAATTCAAGTATAGAGGTACTAGACAAGAAGGATGAGTCTATATTCTTCTTTGATGATTTTATTATTAAATTCTTTAGCGATAAGACTATTAATGCCAATCGAGTTAAAAGAGGAATCCAATTAAAACATTTAGTACCAGAGATAATAGGTTCATCTAATAACTTCTATAAGTATAAGAAAGCTGAAGGAAAGTTATTTTCAAAATCAGTTAATATTGATAAATTTAAAAAGTTTTTAGATTGGACATATGAAAATTTATGGATTACATCTGATAGTTCAATTGACGATAAGTGTTATGATTTTTATATAAACAAGACTAAAAAGAGATTATCACAATACCTAAACTCTAATACAGACACTATAGAGGTAATTAACGGAATTAATACTCCCTCAGTATATGAAATGCTAAGCAGTATAGATGAGGAGTGGTTATGTAATGGAATAGCATCACAATTTCATGGAGACTTTATTTTAGATAATATTATTGAAACTGAAGATGGATTTACATTAATCGATTGGAGACAAGACTTTGCAGGTGATTTAGAAGTAGGAGATATATATTATGATTTAGCTAAATTAAACCATAACTTAACTTTAAACCACGATATACTAAATAGAAATTTATTTAACTTCTCGAAGGAAGATTGTTACATATTAACAAATAGTAAATTAAATGAATGTCAAAAAGTTTTACATCAATTTATTATAGATAAAGGATTTGACCTTAATAAAGTAGAAGTACTAACTTCCATTATTTGGTTAAATATGGCTCCATTGCATGAGTATCCATTAAATAAGTTTTTATTCTATTTCGGAAAATATACTTTAAACCAAAAATTAAATTAAAATAAAATTATGAACAGAACATTAAATCACGCAATTACCTTACTTCATCCTGAGTACAAACATGTACTTGAGTTTGGAGTAAATACCGGAGGAACAATTACACAGTTACGAAACTCTCTACCAGAAGAATATAAACTTTATGGATTTGACTCCTTTGAAGGATTACCTGAGGCTTGGACCGGCACATGGGCAAAAAAAGGAGACATGTCAACTAACGGAGTTATGCCTACTATACCTAACGTTACATTATATAAAGGATGGTTTACAGATACAATACCTCAGTATAGAGAAGTAGCTGCTCCATTTGCATTACTTCATGTAGATTGTGACTTATATAGTTCAACCATAGATGTACTTTATGGATTAAAAGAATACATACTTCCAGGAACAGTTATTGTATTTGACGAATGGTATTACAATCATAAAAATACTGAAGAGAATAGACAACACGAACAAAAAGCTTTCTACGAATGGGTTAATGAATTTGGAATCGAGTACCAACTACTAGACCAAGTAGAAGACGAAAGACAAATTGTAGTAATATTATGATGCCAAAAATTTACATAGGCCCTATGACTAAAAATGTTGTAGATGCCATAATAGAATATTCTAATCAAACAAAAACGGCTATAGGATTAATACCTTCACGTCGTCAGGTTGAGCTTAATGGCGGTTATGTAAATAATTGGACCACAGAAGAATTTAGTAAGTATGTGAAAGCAAACTCTACTACCATATTACTAAAGAGAGACCATTCAGGCCCGTCACAAGGACAGTTTGAGGATGATGGTCTGGAGTCGTTAACTGAAGATTGTAAGTATCTAGACTTAATTCATATTGATCCTTGGAAAAAATATTCGGAATTTAAGTTAGGGGTACAAGAGACAATTAGAATGATTAACCACTGCTATAACTTAAATCCAGAAATAGAGTATGAAGTTGGTACAGAAGAAGCTATAAGAAGATTTGAAGTTAATGAATTAGATGAATTAGTTACTATATTAAGAGATGCTCTAGCTCCTGAAGTGTTTACTAAGATAAAGTATTTAGTTATACAATCAGGTACTTCGCTAAAAGGAAACACCCAAACAGGAGCTTACGATAGTAAAAGGTTATTAGATATGATAGCAGTAGCTAAGAGCTCTAATCTACTAACAAAAGAACATAACGGAGATTATATACCAGTATCAATTGTTCATGAAAAATTTAATCTAGGACTAGATGCAATTAATATAGCACCAGAATTTGGACTAATTGAAACACAGACTTATTTAGATTTCATAACAGACAAACAATTCATAAATGACTTTTGGAAGATCTGTTATGACTCTAAAAAATGGACTAAGTGGGTAGATAGTACTTTTGATCCTATAGAGAACAAAATAGAGTTAATAAAAATCTGTGGACATTATGTAATATCTTCTCCTGAATTTGTTGGATTAGCGTAAAAGTTCGTATCTTGATAGAGAGATACAAGATAGAGTTATACAGAAACTAGTACAATTAGATGGATAGTAGGCCAAAAACAATAATATGCGATGTAGACGGAACCTTGGTAGAGCATGTCAATCCTGCAACAGCTGCTAATATATACCACGATATGAAATTACTGCCAGGCACTTTAGAAAAGTTAATGGAATGGGAAGCAAATGGATATAAAATAATATTACTTACCGGACGTAAAGAATCAATGAGAGCTGTTACTGAAACTCAACTATCTAGAGTAGGTATTTTTTATGACGAGTTAATAATGGGAGTAGGCGGAGGAGCTAGGTACTTAGTTAATGATGTAAAACCAGACGGTGAAAAGGCTGCATTTGCTATTAATGTAAAACGTAATGAAGGTATAACTAGTATTAAGATATGAAAAAAAATATAATATTTTGGATTGGTGTAAAGAGTAGTGATGAGAATATATCACAAAAGCATGGAAATTTTGAATACTTAGAGTACTCTAAACAGACATGGAAATATTGGTGTGATAAAAATGATGTTATATTCTACGAATACAATACACCTGCAGATAGTGATACTCGTAAACATTTAGTAACATGGCAACGTTGGTTTGATGTATTTGACCAAGTAGAGAAGTTAGGTATTGATTATAATAAAATTGCGTTAGTAGATGGAAGTAGTATGATACATTGGAATGCACCGAATATGTTTGACCTAGTATCAGATAACCTAACAGCATTTAGATCAGTAGAGAATTTACGTTGGATATATGAAGGAATGGAAGGCTATCGATCGCTATTTGATTCATATGAATTTGATATAAGAAAATATATTAGTTGTGGATTTCAGATATTTGATAAAAACCATAAATCATTTATAACTGAGTTAAAAACTTTCTATTATGATAACTATGATACTATAATGGAATTACAACAAAACATAAAAAGAGGAACTGACCAGCCAGTATACAACTACCTACTACAGATGAAAGATATTAAAGTAGATACACTACCGGCACCTTTCATGATAACACACATGACTCGATTTGATTGGTTTTCTTATAATTGGCAATTGCAAGAAGATCATACACCTTTCTTTATCAAGTATGGATACATATGGTTCTTTAGTGGCTTTGACAGAACACAGCGAAATTCATTAATGAAACAGACGTGGGATATTATTAAACAAAATTATCAATAATGAGTAAGAACATAATTTTTATACCATATATACGTCGCGACAATCGTAGTAAGACATACAATTACTCTATCAAGAGTTGGGAGCATTTCTGTGCAAAGCATGACTGTGAATTACTTCTACTAGAAGATCTATTACTTCCAATTGAAGAAATGAGAATCACATGGCAAAGGTATTATATATTTGATCTATTAGAAGCTAACAATATTGACTACGATCAAGTAGCAATGATTGATGCCGATACCATAGTACATCCAGACTGTCCAAATTTCTTTAATATTGTAAATTACAAATATGGAGGAGTTGTTAATTTAGGAAGTCAGGATTGGATCCTACGAAGCATTGAGAATTATAAAAAGTATATTTTTAATAACACAGACACTACTGTACCGTACTACCAGTACATAAATGGAGGATTTCAAATATTTAATAAGTCACATAAAGAATTTTTTAAGAAAGTATTAGACTTCTACTTTACTAATAAAGATAATCTAATAGAAATGCAAAGTACTTTCCATACAGGTACTGACCAGACACCTATAAACTACTTATTGCAGCAGGAAAAGATTGATGTAGAATATCTACCATATGAATTTAATATGTGCGATATGAATCGATTTGAAATATTAGGAGAGGATTTACTATTCACAAAGATAGGGTGGATATACCATTTCAACGCTATACCAGATAATAAAGATTCTATACGAACACATTACTTTATGGAAAAGACATATAAACATTTATACGAATCAAATACAAACTTAACAAAATAATACTATGATATCATTCACTGACATTCCAGATAAGACTGAGTTTAAAGATACTACTAGTTTAAAGTTTAAACAAGATGTAGCTGAATTCTTTAAAGATAAAAACTTGAATACTTGTTTAGAGATAGGTACTAACAAAGGATGGACTACTAGAATATTAAGTGACTTATTCAAAGAGGTACATACTGTAGACTACACTCTACCTAATACCGAAGCTGCTAAATTTAATAATAGTAAGAAGAGTAATATACACTACTATACAGCAGACGCTTATAAGAGAGAAACATTCGCAGGTATGCCTAAAATGGATGTTGTCTTTATAGATTGTGTTCATACATATGATGCTGTGCTTTTTGATATTAATACAGCGTTATCATTAATCGATACAGAGCAAGGAATGTACTTCTTATTTGATGATTACGGACATCCAGAATCAACAGGAGTTAAAAAAGCTATACTACAAGCTATAGACGAAGGATTAAAGATAGAGACATACGTAGGACAGCCAGCAGGGTATCAATACAACTCGGCTACTACTACAATTGATCATGAAGGAATTATTTTAAGTTATGGTAAGTAAAACTAGCTTTGCTATTGGATGTCTTGTACAGTGGTATGAGGTTGATATAATTAAAGAGTATGTTGATAGTTTAAAATCAGCCTTACAAAATTATACCGGCCAGGTTCATGTTGATATGAGACTAATAATGAATCAGCAACTAGAAAAAACTACAATGTCTGAGGATGAATTTCAAAGCATAGAGAGAAAAGTTCACAATATGTTTACGGACCTTCAACAGTATTGTAATGGAGGATTGGTAACTATAGGTACACATCGTAACATCTATACGATTGCTGACTACAGGAGAGAGTTTAATGATTACTTTTGTGACTATGCAGATGTATTGATCTGGGGTGAGTCTGATATGTTACTCCCTAAGCCAATGTTTGTAGTACTTGATAGCTTACATCAATCACAATCAACACAAACTCCAAAATATCTAGCAACATTCTCAGGATGTAAGATGTGGGATGATTCTTGGAAGCCTTTAGAGCATGTAGATTTTACAGATAAGCCTTTTATTGAAAATGATTATGACAATTGGTGGTCAGTTAAGTATACTATGTCTCAAGAAGAGATGAATGCTATAAATGAAAAAGTAGAAGAGTTAGAGGTATGTGTAATAGCTCCTCATAAGTTCAACGGATGTGGATTAGTTATATCCTCAGAGATTATTAAAGCTGGTGTTAATATTCCTAGATCAGTATTCTTTGTTCATGAAGATACTTCCTTTATGTTAATGACTCAGAAAATATTAGGAAATATTCCTCAGTACCATTTCAGAAATATACTATTAGTTCATAATAGAAATCATCCTAACAAGAGAATGTATGTTAAAGAGGAGGTAGGAGATACTTTGAATCAAAAGAGAAGAAGTAATGAATGGTATGTAAAAGCAAATAAGTACTGCGAAGAGAATTGTTACAATATATTTAATCCTGCATACAAAGCAAAGACATGGAAAGACGTCCTACAGTAGCATTTTTTACAGAGATGGGCTTTCAAGGAAGAATTCCTAGAGACCATAATAATATGAGAACTGAGTTTGCTTGGATGGTTGCTCTAGAGGCAGATCATTACAACATTCATGCAGTACCTACTACTCAATATGACCTAGGGATAGTTATTATTCCTAAAAAGAATCCAGACTTTGATATTAATAAGGTAAAGCAGTATTGTAAGAAGGTTGCAGTAATGCAAGAAGGCCCTAATTGGTATTGGCAAGACTACGAACTAGCCAAACAGGTATGGTATTTTAATACGCTAACCTCAGCAGATATTATATTTACTCACAATCAAGCAGATAAGAAATACTATCAAGGACTTACCTCACATCCTGATGTTAGAGTAATGCAATCGTTGATGATAGAAGAAGCTATAGGAGAGGTTAAAGCTGTAGAGAGAGACGGTGTAATCATTGGAGGAAACTTTGTATCATGGTATGGAGGCTTTGATTCATTTATGATTGCACAAGAGTTAGGAAATGAAGTATGGGCACCTTCCATGGGAAGAAAGCAAGAAGGAGAAGATCAATTGATAAAGCATTTACCTTATCTGAACTGGCAGGATTGGATTCATACATTAAACAATTACAAGTACGGAGTACATCTTATGAGAACTCATGCAGCAGGTACCTTTGCTTTAAATTGTGCTTACTTAGGAATACCTTGCATAGGCTATAAAGGATTGGACACACAAGAGATTCTACACCCGGACTTAACAGTAGAGGTAGGAGACCTACAATCAGCAAAAGAATTAGCATTACGTATTAGGAAAGATGAAAAATTTTACTTATATTGTAGTAATGTAGCAATTGAAAGCTATAGAGAGAATTACACAGAAGATAATTTTAAAAAGAAGTTTTATGAACATTCCATTATTTAAAGTATTTATGTCACCAACAGCTGCTGAGGAAGTAGGTAAGGTGCTTAATAGCGGTTTTATTGGTCAAGGACCTAAAGTTAACGAGCTTGAAAAGAAATTAGAAAGCTTTCTTAAAGTAGAGAACTCAGAAGCAGTTACCTATAATTCTGCTACATCAGCAGAGCATTTAGCATACCATTTATTAAAGAAGCCTTCTAAAATATCAGTAGGATTTGATGGAGCGGCTATAGTATCAGAGAACTGGCCAGGACTTGAAGAAGGTGATGAAGTGTTAACAACAGCATTGACTTGTACAGCGACCAATTGGCCTATACTAGCAAATGGACTAAAGATTAAGTGGGTAGATATTGATCCTACTACAATGAATATTTGCTTAAAAGATTTAGAAAGTAAATTAACAGAAAAGACTAAAATTGTTACGGTAGTACACTGGGGAGGATATCCAGTAGACTTAATAGAACTTCAAGCTATTCAAAAAAGATATAGAGAGAAATATGGCTTTCCTTTTATGATTATGGATGATGCTGCTCATGCTATGGGAAGTAAGTTAGATGGAAAAAACATCGGTACATTTGAAACTATTACTACATTCTCATTACAGGCAATTAAACATATAACATCTGTAGATGGAGGATTCTGGACATCTCCTTTCATAGAATTAAACAGAAGAGCAAGACTAACCAGATGGTACGGTATTGATAGAGAAGGTCCTAGAGCAGACTTCAGATGTGAATCAGATATTCCTGAGTGGGGTTTTAAATTCCATATGAATGATATCTGTGCAACCGTTGGGCTTTCAAATCTAAATCATGCAGAAGAGATTATATCAAAGCATAAAGCAAATGGAGTTTTTTATAATAAAGAATTGCAAGGAGTAAAAGGAGTTACTCTATTGGATAATGATCCTAGAAAAGAATCAGCTTATTGGCTGTACACTATGAGAGTAGAGAACAGAGATGCTTTTATGAAGTATATGTCTGAGAATGGAGTAGCAACTTCTAGAGTTCATGAAAGAAATGATAAGCATACTTGCACTAGAGAATTTTTAGCTCCTCTTCCTAATGTAGATTTAGTATCAAAAGATATGATCTGTATTCCTGTAGGGTGGTGGGTAACAGAAGAAGAGAGACAATACATAGTAGACTTAATTAAGAAAGGATGGTAGATACAAACGTTAACCTAAAATCATCAGTCACAGAAGTAGCAGGAGAAATTACAACTCAGATTATACATTTTGTAGGAGGTGAGAAGAGAACATTCAACGATATAGAATCAACAACAATAAGACAGGGACAGTTTACTAAGTTCAGACAAAAAGATGGTACTTGGATTATGATCAATGATAAGAATGTTCTGTGTATAGAAGTATTTAAACAAGAGTAAAATGAAAATACAGTTTATAATAGTAGGATGGCACTTTGATAACTTCCCAGAATTTATAGAAGGCTTGATAGGCTTACAGGAAAGTAACTCAGATGTAATAAACATTTTTTGGACTTGCCATAAAGAGCCAAGCCAGAAAGTAAAAGATAATTTTAAGTATAAAGTATTTCCTAATCTAGGATTAGAAGATGGAGCTTATCAACAAGCATTAGACTATTTGAAGCTAGAAGATGATACTGTTCTATTCTTAATGCATGATGATATTGTAGTAAAGGATTGGAACTTTATTAATATATGTCTTGAGCAATTGCAACAAGGAGCTGCTTTTGTAGGAAATGGAATGAACTATCCTGCTTTCTTTGATCCAAATGAAGTTGTGAGAGGTAAGAGAGCTATAGAATGGGTTAAAGAAGATACTAAAGAAATATTTAACTCAGCAGAACAAGTACTAACCCTTAGAGAAAGTTTCATCTGTAGTACAGTAAAGCATTTTAATGACATAAAAGGTTTTGAAGTAATTTGGGAAGAAACACAACCAGATGCTGAAGGAAAGTACCATATAGGAGGGATAGGGAACCTACAGCAAACCATGCTAGGGTATAAAATACATAAGATATTTGGACCAGAAACAGTACGTTATCTTTCAAATACCTATCAAGATAGTGAGTTTTTATATGAATGTGCAAGAGGAAGTAAACAAGAATAAAATGAAAGTATTAGTAACAGGAGGAGCAGGATTCATTGGCTCTAATTTAGTAAATGCTCTAATAGAGAAGGGCTATGAGGTAGGAATTATAGATGATTTTTCTACCGGTAAGCGTAGTAATGTTAATGCAAAAGCAACATTGTATGAAATAAGTCTACATAAAGCATCAATTGAGGAGTTGACAAAAATATTAACAGGATATGAAAAGGTATTTCATACAGCAGCTTTTGCTCGTGTACAGCCAAGTATTATAGATCCAATTAAATTTAACGAAGTTAACGTTAACGGTACTCTTAATTTACTATTTGCCTGTACTAAAGCAGGAGTAAAAAGAGTTATATATAGTGCTTCAAGTTCAGCTTACGGCGAAACACAGATATTCCCGACACCAGAAACAGCAGGTACAGATCCGATGTCTCCTTATGGATTACAAAAGTATATTGGAGAACAGTATTGTAGAATGTTCAGTTTAGTATATGGATTAGATACTGTAAACTTACGTTACTTTAATATCTATGGCCCTAGAATGAACTTTGAAGGAGCTTACAAGACAGTTATAGGAGTATTTGGCCAGCAGAAAGCATTAGGCAAACCTCTTACAATTACTAACGATGGAGAACAGAGTAGAGACTTCACTCATGTATACGATGCAGTAGATGCTAACATTAAAGCAGCTGAGTATGAAGGTCTTTTAAATGGAGAGGTGTTTAATATAGGTAATGGAAGAGATGTTAGTATTAACACTATAGCAAATCTAGTAGGAGGAGAGAAATTATACACCGGTACTGTTCTAGAACCTAAAAAGACATTTGCCGATAACAGTAAAGCCAAGCAAGTGTTAGGATGGCAACCTAAACATAATATAGAAGACTTCATACTAAACGGCTTAGATGAGGAAGTTAGTAAATTAAGTTTGTAAATAGCCCAGCAATGACTAAGATAACATTCGTAATACCTTCTAGAAATAATTTAGAGTTTCTTCAATTAGCTTATAAATCAATTAGAAATCTTAAAACTAAACATGAAGTCTTAGTATTAGATGATGCCTCTACAGATGGAACTGCTGAATGGATTAAATCACTTAATGACAAAGATCTTATCACACATGTTAATCCAGGTCCAGAAAGGATAGGAATTGTAGGAATGTTTGATAAAGGAATTGAGATGGCAAGAACAGAGATCATATTTGCCTTCCATGCCGATATGATTGCAGGCCCAAATCTAGATACAAATATCTTAAAGCATTTAAAAAGAGGAACAGTTGTAAGTGCTACTAGAATAGAACCTTCTCTTCATCCATCAGGACCGGAGAAGATTACTCAAGACTGGGGAGTAGAGGTAGAGGAGATAGATTTTACTAAAGTAATAGACTCCATAGGGCATTTTGAAAGTCAAAATAAAGATAAAACAACCGAAGGTATATTTGCCCCTTGGTGTATGTATAAGGAAGACTTTCTAGCAGTAGGAGGACATGATGAAGTATTTGCACCTCAATCAAAAGAAGACTCAGATCTATTTAACAGATTTGTATTGAACGGATATAAAGTTATTCAGGCCTGGGATGGATTAGTATATCATTTTACATCTAGAGGAAGTAGGTTTAATAAACATGCCGGAGGAGCTGCTGGACAGAATAGTCAAGAGTGGATCTATACAACTACTAAAAATGGTAGAGAATTTATTCGTAAGTGGGGGTCATTTATAAAGCATGATCCTTTAATGAAGCCAATTGTACCTCCAAAGTACAATGTAGGTTTTGTAATTAAAAATTGTAACTTAGAGATGTTAGAAGTGTTTGAACCTTGGTGCGATAGAGTATACATCGATGACACTATGCAGGTAATTACTCCACACTACATAGACAAAGAGCAGCCAAATACTAAATTTGATCTATCAAAAAGAATCTATACTATAGAATATAACGATCCTAAATTAGAAAATGATATCGTAGTAGAGTTTGATATGAAAAAGTTTGACCAACAATCATTTAATATTATTCAACAACTTCCAGAGATTATAAAAGAGAGCGGAGAAGTAGGAGAGTTTGAATTAGATGTATTTAAAATAACTATTAACTCTCTCACAGAGTATCAGAATGATCTGATAGTATGTAAAAACTAAACTATTTATATTAAAAACATATGAGCTTGATAAACGAAATAAAGGAGATGTTATCTGAAGTTACAAAAGTAAATTTCAAAGGAAACAAATTTGTACTTAAGATAGATGTAAATGAAGATCCAAATAAGAAAGGAATCAAAGTACAATTCCTTCCAACTACCTTCTCAGGAATGTCTAAACAACAACAAGACGATATCGCTATTGACTTAGGAGCTAAACTAAATCAAGGATTAGCACCTCTAGGGTTAACAGTAGAGAGAGACAGAGAGTTAAAGGATAAGACGATTGTAGGGTTCTTTATCTATATCGAATACTTAGACAAGATTATTATTAATGCTCTATCACAAGCAGCAAAAGAACCAGATACTAATATCTAATATAAAAAATATGGCAAAGTTTTGTTTTTATTCAAAAAGTAATCCTACACAAGAACCAGTAGGAGTAGTAGATGCGCTGACTAAAGAAGAAGCAATAAAATTCTTCTCATTGTCAAAACAGTTACCAGTAAACGATTTTTTAACAATTTTTGAAGTAAAGAATTACACGTATGGTACACAAGAAGGACTTAAGGAAAACACTAAACAGCTTCTTAAAGGCTAGTATTAGTATAAAGGAAAAGGATATGGCTAGAGAGGTAATCGAAAAGAAACTCTTCATAGAAAATATTATCCTTTTAAGAGAGATAGAGGATAGGAGAGACTTCATGGAAGAAGAGATCGGAGTAGATATGTCTATCTATGAAGAAAAGTTCCTACAAATAATAGAAAATCTATTTAAGATACACTTCAGCAAAGAACAATTTGCATTAATACAATACTACCTATACCAAGTACCTACAATAGACAACTGGGATGGAAAGATAGATCTCTCAGATGGAAAGAAAATGATTACAGTTGACTTTGAAACACCTGAGCAGGTTTGGAATGTAATAACTAGCTTAAAAGAAGTGAAGAAATAGTTGCTAGAACGAATCTTTATTCTTATATTTAGATATAATTATTAAACAAAAACGGTTATGATAGAGCAAATTAAGTGTACAAGATGTAAGAACGACATGCCTAAGCTACGATTGGACAACTACGGATATGATTTCTGTATTAATTGTTCAGATGTTAAACCTAAGGTAGGACGTATTAGAGTAGTGGGAGAAGGAGACTATACTGCTACGGAACTAGACGTATTGGATCAAGACACTGCAAGAAGACTTCAAGAGATGGAAAATACTTCAAGAGGAGTAAGAAATGTTCCACTAGAGATCCTAAACTTTGACGAAGATGAAATAACTGATGATGCAAAAGCATTAGACGCTGTTATTGAAAAGACTCTAGACGATGAATTAGAAATCGAAGAAGAGGAAGATGACTTAGAAGATCTAGAGGATATAGACGATCTAGAAGACGAAGATGAAGACTAAATGCCAGCAGCTAAATTTATATCTAAAGATGATTGTCTCAGAGCAATGGACAACACTAAAAGTAATAGAGGAGCAGCTCGATTTCTTCGTTGCAGCTTTGTCCATTATAAGAAGTATGCCAGAACTTATGTAAACGAAGAAGGAATAACTCTATGGGAGGTTCATAAGAATCCAGCCGGAATAGGTATTCCTAAATACCTTCCTAACAAAGGCAAGCAAGCACCTCTTAAGGAATTAATAGAAGGAAAGATCTCAGTAGCTTCTTTTGAGCCGGCTAAGATCAAACAGAGATTAATCTTTGAAGGGTACTTGAAAGAGGAATGCAATCGATGTGGCTTTCATGAAGAGAGAGTAACAGATCATAAAATACCTTTGATACTTCAATTCAAGGATAAGAATAAGGTCAACTACGAGCTTACTAATATTGAGCTTATGTGTTACAATTGTTCTTTCCTGTACTCGGTATCACCTATTACCGACAAGCAAGTAGCAGCAGCAGAGGATTCTGTAGACAGACAAGTAAGAGATTTTGATTGGGAGGTAGATGATGCAATGAAAGAGCATCTAGAA